GTCGCTGCTTGATGAATTAGTTCAGTATTGTGAAGAAGTAATTGCCGGTAAACGTAAGGCCTGTAAAAAGAATAAGTGGGCATGTCAGAGATTTATTAATGATTTAAAACGTATTGGAACAGAAGACTTCCCGTATGTTTTCGATGAAATAAGGGCAGTTAGGTATTTAACATGGATGACCTTTTTTAAGCACACGAAAGGTCGTCTCGAAGGACAGTTTATCAAGCCGCATATTATTCAAAAATTCATTTTTGGTAATATTTACGGATGGGTGCATCATGAAACCGGCACAAGGAGATTCCGCAGGGCTTACTGGCAGGTAGGCCGAAAAAATGCTAAGTCACAATCCATGGCTATTATGGGGCTGTATGAAATGGCTTGCATGGAGGAATCGTGTGCTGAGGTTTATGTTGCTGCTACGAAAAGGGATCAGACCAGGTATGTATGGGGTGAAGCTGATTTAATTACCGGACGCTGCGAGTGGCTGGATGGTAAAATCCTTACTAAATACCATAAAGCTCTTGGGACGTCGGTCATTATGCATCCAAAGTCGGATTCTATTTTTAGCCGTATGTCTAAGGATGATAAAAAGAAGGGTGACGGCGCAAACCCTCAATGCGGCATACTTGATGAATACCATGCTCACGAAACCACGGAATATTATGACGTGCTTTCATCGGGGATGAAAACACGCAGGCAACCGCTATTGTTTATTATTTCAACTGCCGGTTTTGAGCTTAATAATCCTTGCTATGCTGTCGAGTATGATTTTGTATCAAAATTACTTGATCCGTCTGTTGATGTGGAAAATGATCGTTATTTTGCAATGGTTAATGAGCTTGATAAGAACGAAGAAGGCGAATTAATCGACGACATTAAAGATGAAAGTTGCTGGATTAAGGCAAATCCAATTGTGGCTGAAACTCAAGAGGGCTTGGAATCCATACGAGATGAGTTGAAAGATGCACTGAATAAACCGGAGAAAATGCGAGATTTCCTCACTAAAACAATGAATGTGTGGGTGAATTTGCGTTCCGCTGGCTATATGGATACCGCTAAGTGGAAAAATTGTGGTGTTAGAAAGGATAATCCGTGGCCAGAAATTGGCGGACTTTCCGCTTATGTTGGGTTTGACTTATCTGCAGTCATTGACTTAACTTCAATAGGGATTGATATTCCTTTGCCGGACGGCAGGCATGCTATTATGGGACATTCATTTATGCCCGAATCCACGCTTTTTGCTAAGATGAAGACGGATAAAGTGCCATACATGGATTGGGTAAAGCGCGAGTTTATCACGGTAACGCCGGGGAATGCCGTTGATTATAAATTTATGATCGAATGGCTCAAAAAGTTTGTATTGGCGAAGGGTATTATTGTAAAAGAGCTTTGCTTTGACCGTTATATGGCAACTATGTTACAGCAGGAGTTATCTGAGCAAGGTTATACTGTTGTGGATATTCCGCAGGGCATACCAACGCTGGGTGTGCCAACGAAGGATTTCCGAGACAAGGCGTATGATTCCAAGATTATTCATGATAACAACCCTGTGATATCTTGGGGAATTAGTAATTCGATAGTAAGAAAAGATCATAACGAAAATATCATGCTTGATAAAGCGAAGGCCGCGCAGAGGATTGACCCTGTAGCGGCTATTTTAAATGCTCATGTAAGAGCGATGATACCACCCGCGAAACCGCATGTTCCTGGCGTAATTATCTTTGAGGAGGAGGAGGGTTAAATGGATGATCGTTATGCAATTGTTAACGGAGAAAAAGTTAGCTTTGAAAACATAAGGCAGGGGCAGATATTTTACCTGTATGAACCAGATGGTGACTATGTTGGTAAATATATGGCAGATTCGAATGCGTACTTGAATTGCCATGGGGTGTGGCAAGTAGATTGCACGTCTATGGCGAGGTGAAAGAAGTGAAATTACCCAAAATACCGGCAGGTACAGTGCAAGAAATAACTGTATTAGCTGGTTTTTTTATGGTTGCTTATGGGCTTTATTCCATCTATCCCCCGGTTATGTGGATTCTTTGCGGGGTATGGTTGATGATTCCGGCAAAGAAAGGCAGGTGAAAACATGGGTTTAATTAGTTCGATTCTACAAAAGAATGCTCTAACGGAATGGGATTTCGGTACTCTTCGCAATATGTTTGGTGGTGTTACAAAGGCAGGAGTAACGGTTAACGAAACTACTGCAATGCGTCACATAACCGTGCAGTCCTGTTTGAGAGTCCGGGCGGAAACGCTGGCCAGCTTTCCTCTGTCGGTTTATCGCAAGCGAAAACAGGGGAAGGGGCGCGATGAGGCTACCGATCATCCGGTATATGATTTACTGCATGCATCGCCCAATGACGAAATGACGTCGGCAACTTGGTTGGAGTACATGAATTATAATCATGACATTTCTGGCAATGGCTATTCGATCATTACGACGAATCGCCGGGGGCAAGTCATTGATTTGTATCCGTGGAGGTGGCATGAAATTGAGCCGCAGCGCAACTTGAATACCGATGAATTGGAATACAGGGTTATTGATCGTGGCAAGTCGGAAATATTGCCAAAGTCTAAGGTGCTTCACATACCAGGATGGTGTTTTGATGGCATAAAGGGGTATTCGTCTATTCATATGGCGCGGGAGGCTATTGGTCAGGGGATGGCTATTTCGGAGTTTATCAGCCGCTTTTACGGGCAAGGCATGAATGTAGGGGCTGTTTTGGAAACTGACGGCCCTATGTCAAAAGAAGATGCCGATAGAATAAGAGCGCAAATTATGGCTAAGGGCGCTGGTTTGGCTAATTCTCATATGCCCTTAATACTTCACAATGGTCTTAAATTTAATCGTATCCCCATGCCGCTCACGGATGCGCAATTTATTGAGACATATAAGCTTAATAGGGATGAAATTTGCGGCTTGGAGCGTGTGCCACCGCACTTAGTCGCCAATATGGAGCGGTCAACCTTTGGAAACATTGAGCATCAAAGCTTAGAGTTTGTCATGTTCTCCATGTTGCCGGTGGTCACAAAGTATGAGCAAGTGATGAACTGGAAGCTGTTCACTCCGCAGGAGCGGGCTGAGGGGTACTATGTCAAGTTCAATATAGATGCCTTACTGCGCGGTGATGCTAAGGCCAGGGCTGAAGCCCTCGCAATTAAGCGGCAAAATGGCATTATAAATGCTGATGAATGGCGAGAACTTGATGATCAAAACCCTGTAGGAGGAATAGCAGGCGAGACTTATTTTATTATGTCTAACATGATGTCGGCTGAAACGGCTGCTAAGCAGCTTCCGAAGCAACAACAAACTCCAAGTGAGCCTAGTAAGGAGGTGAATTAGAATATGGCATTTATTGATTTACAGCAGTTTAAAAATGAAGCTAAGGATGGGCAGCATCCGGGTGAATTGCGTAAAAACTTTACGCTTGAAAAGACAGAGTTTAAGGGCGAGTCAGAGGACGGGATTGAAATTGTTATGACGATTTCCACCGGTTCAATTGACCGTGACGGCGACACCTTAAATCCTTTGGGCTGGAAGCTGGATAATTATGAAAAAAATCCGGTTGTGCTATTTGCTCACCAGTCCAGACAGCCGCCCGTAGCCAGGGCAAAGAAAACATGGTTAGAAGATGAAAAACTAATGTCTTCTGCCTTGTTTACGCCGAAAGATTTATACCCGTTTGGCTATATGATTGGACAAATGTATAAAACGGGCTTCATGAACGCCTCAAGTGTTGGGTTTGATCCTTTAAAGTGGGCTTATGTAGAGGACAAAAACAGGCCGTGGGGCGTTGATTTTTTAGAGCAGGAATTGCTGGAATGGTCAACAGTCCCGGTACCGGCAAATGCTGAAGCTCTGATGGGGGCTAAATCAGCCGGTGTTGATACTGCCCCGCTGTATGATTTTGCAGTACAAGTATTGGATGGTTGTGATCTTGGTGTTTGGTTGCCCAAAAGCACTGCAGAAAAAATTTTTGGGGCCTTAAAACCGGATAAATTCATGTCGCTGCCGGGAAAATCCGGCGAGAACGAACAGCAGGCCGATCAGGGGCTGCTTTCTTTATATAAACAACGTACTCAAATCAACAGAAACAATATTTGGAGGTAATGAGAATGAGAAAAGAAAAAATGGGAAAACCGTTTACTTTTAATTTGCAATGCTTCGCTTTATCGGTTACTGAGTTAAAGCAGAAAATGGGTGCTCTCTGCGATGAGCAGGAAAAGGTATATGAAAAGGCCATGAGTGAGGGCCGGGGGCCAACAACAGAGGAAAAGAAGTCTTTTGAAGACTTGCAAACGCAAATTGATGGACTGGCGGAAACCATTAAGGCAGCTGAAGCTATGGAAAAGCGGAATAAGGATCTTAACTTGCCAGACGGCAAGAAATTCCGCGCGCCTTCTGCCGACATGAGCACACAAGACGAAAAACTGGATGACGGTGGCTTTAAATCAGTTGGTGAATTGTTGCATGCTGTTAAATTTGGTGATGCAAAGGGTCGCTTAAAAGAATTGAACAGTAGTGATGCAGGAATAATGATTCCCCCGGCATTTGCTCAAAACATTATGAGCCTTAATCCTGAGAAAGAAATTGTTATGCCTCGTGCATTGGTGCTTCCTGCTGGTGATCCGCCTAATGCGCCTTTGAGTATTCCGTATTTTCAACAAGGTGATCAAGGGGCAAATGGTGGTGTTACGCTAGTTTGGACTGCTGAAGGACAAGAAGTGCCGGATGCAGGTAATGGTCAAATCAAAGACTTGACTCTCACTCCGCAGGAGGTATCAGGGCTGGCTACAGTAAGCAACCAGACATTGCTGAATTGGAAGGCTGCGGGTGGATTTGTTGAAATGACCATGAAGCAGGCTTTTGTTAGTGGTAGGGACTTGAAGTTCCTTAAGGGAAGTGGCGTAGGTTGCCCGCTTGGAACGTTTAATGCTCCTGGAGCGATTAAGATTAAACGTAAAACGGCAGGGCAGATACAATATATTGACGTTGTAACTATGTTTTCACGGTTATTGCCGGATGCGGTTAGTGGGGCTGTTTGGACAGCTAATCTGACCTTGATGCCCGTGCTGATGACTTTGCAAGACCCAAAAGGAAATTATATTTTTAATGCTGGTGATGCCACTAAAGGCGTTGGCGCAACTCTTCTTGGATTGCCAATCGAATGGAATGGGAAAACACCTCTTGCAGGTAGAGAAGGCGATCTTGCATTAACAAACTTTAGTTACTACATTATCAAACCAGGTGCCGGACCGTTCATTTCAATTTCTGAGCATGTTAAGTTCACTAGTAATAAAACCGTCTTTAAAATTGTTGCCTATATGGATGGACAGCCTTGGGTTAAAGATCCGCTTAAGTTGGAAGACGGGGAAACTACGGTTTCGCCGTATGTTATTTTACAATAAGGGATTAAGTGAGGAGGAATAACGATGAAACCATTATCGAAGCGTGGAAAATTTGATATTGGCCTTATGCCGCAAACTTTAAATAACACAAATGCGACTGGCAAGTATTACAGAATGAATATGGATCGAAAAGCCGTAGCGGTGCTGACGGTTGGGGCTATGGCTGCGGGGAAAACGGCTGCAATCGAACTGCTGCAGGCAACCAGCGTGTCAGGTAGTAACGCTAAGGGCCTGCCATCAACTGCCGAGCAGGCGGCAAAAGCTACAATTGAAGCAAATAAGGGCGCAACAATTGCAACACTGACTATCGCAACCGCTGTTGCGAGTAATGCAATTACTATCAATGGACAGACCTATACTGCTATTGCAAATGGTGGAACTGCCACGGGAAGGCAATGGCCCGTGGGTGCCGGTGGGACGGCTGATGCTGACTCGGCGGCGAGTTTGGCGGCAATTATCAATGACGTACTGTTTGGAGTAGCTGGGGTTACTGCTTCGGCTGCTGCTGGTGTCGTAACTTTAACGGCAACGGAACCGGGGACGGCTACGATAACAATTACGGACGCCGCTGCAACGATTACTCCCGCAACGGTGCAGGCTATTGCCTATGTTGAAGTAGATGCTGCTCAATTGGATACCAAAAACGGGTTTGAATACATTGCTGTAAAGGTGGCTACTACTGCCAATACTGTTGTTGGCGCGGTGCTGATTCGCGGAGATAGCCGCTTTGAGCCTACACAACAAGTAGCTGCCGGAGTGGTACTGTAATTTAAGGAGGCGCAAGCCTCCTTCCCTGTTAAGGGGAGGTTTAAAGCATGGACTTATTGCCGGATGCATTGGCAACTTTAAAAAGGTCAAAAAAGTATATTGGAA